CGCGCGGGGCACTGATGGGGTTACCGGTGAAGGTAGATGTGCGGCGCTAGGCTGCGGCGCGGATGGTGGCGACGGTCTCGGTGGTGACGGGCAGGCCGGTGCCGGCGAGGGTTGCGGCAATCTGCTCATCAGCATGGCCGGTGGCGATGAGGGCGGTGACTGCCTGGCGGACTGCGTCGGGTACGGCGGGGACCGGTGC